AACCAACCACCTTCATTGCTGTAAGATGTAGTTTCTTTATTGACTCCTGACCTAAATTTTAGCTTGCTTAACGCCATAGAACACCTTCGATTTAGCCAGTTCTTTTAGGCACTTTACAATAATTAATACCATCTGGCTACACGGTATATCCTATGAATTAACCATGCCGTACATAGTGATTGTTCCTGATTCTAAATTACCACTTCCAGCTAAAAACTGAAGAGCATCCACATCGGCCACTGATGTTCTGAACCCTGTATTATACAAAGTAATCAAAGCGCCAGTGTTAGAATCAGTAAGCGATTGAACAATTAAATATGTATTCTGCACGAGATGAGCGCCAAAAACGATTAACTCACCACTGGTTCCGTTCTCGTTAGTCTCACTACCTATATAAGCACCAACGCCAAAGTTGTTGGCGCTGTAAGCTGAATTAGTACCGTTTTGTAAAAGGTTCATTCTATAATCGTTGCTTCCGCTATCATAGCTACTTCCACCGTCTGAGCTAGTTCTAACGTCAAGAGATACATTATCAGTAGCAGAAACAATATTTGAAAACACAAACCGATAAGCATCATATTTACTGCTGTCAAAGCCTGTAAAATTAACAGTAGCTGCATTGCTAATATCAGTAGAGGCTATAAACGCTAACCCACCACTGCCACCTTCAGCCCAAGATAGGTCGTTAGCACCTGCGGTTAAAACATAGCCTGACGTACCTTTAGCCAACGCTGCGGCCACACCTGACGAGTTGCCTACTTGTATAGCGCCCCTAGCCAACGCGCCCGTTACACTGCCAGCAACAGAAAGATTTGTACTACCGTCCGATACCGTAGCCACCGTAGCGTCAGCGCCGTTTTTAATTACAACGTCTGTGCTGCTACCATCGCCCTTTAGGATAAGGCCGTCAGCCGTGGTGTTGGTAATCGAACCCGTCGAAAACCCTGCTAAATCTCTGGCTTTGGTCATGGTTATTCTCCGTTAGGGTCTAGCGGTATAAACGTCGGGTCAGTTAAATTTGCAGGGTAATTCGCATTAGATGGTAAATCACGCAAAGCCTGTCGATATGTTGCCCACTCTGCAGACATTGTTGGCGTATCGCCCAAAGCCATAAAATCACTTTCACATAACTTTAAGTTACGCCAAACCACAAAAGCTCCTTGTCTTGTTCTGCATTTAGGATCGCTTGAATGCCAATTCCAAAAAGAAGCAAGTTTTTCTGGTACATACATGTCTTATCCTCCTTTACCATCAGCGGTTACAAATACTTTAGTCGCAGACGTGGCATACCCTATTTTTTTGCCCCCTCCCAGTTGAGGCGCACCTATGGTAAGGCCGCTAAATCCAGAAACTACACTACCAGCACCTGCAACCGTTATAGTGTCTCCGCTTGATGCGCTTGAAGAACTATCATGTATTCCAATAGGATTTAATCCGCTGCCATTGTTTGCTGCATTAATAGTGGCCGCAACAATTTGGTAGTTCTGTGCAGTGCCATAGCCATTGGCGAACAAATCCGTGCCTAGTGTAAACAAAAAGTCTCTTCCAGTGTCATATGTTACAAAATCTCCCCCTTTAGGGAAAGCAACACTTTGATCTGAACTTACTTGATTAATGTTTAAATTAACCACTGTTCCAACATTCGTTTCATCGTGAACCATTTCAAAAACGGCAACTTCTTTGGCAACATCGCCAGCGGAAAGCGGTTTATACAGCACAAAAGCCGTTCCACTACTATTGTACACTACAGTTGCGGTTACAGGACACTTATCATTCTGTATGCTAGAATATGAAAGATTTTCAAAAGTTGTTGTGTCTTTCAAGAGAACAGATCGACCTTTAATGTTAGAAATACTACCACTTCCAACGGTCATTTCATAAAATGCAACACGAACACTGCTGGTTGATGGTGATGAGTCCCCCGTCCAAGTTATCAGGCCAATGCCCCAACACTTTGTGCTGGTCACATCGTACCATGATATTTGAGGCGCAGCATACCCTACCGTCATGCCTTCCATAGTTAAAGGTCCAAGAGCGTAATTTACTTGTGTGGGTGTATTGCCACTTACAGTAAACAGGAAAACTTGCTGATCGCCATAAGCATATCGCTGGCCGGTAGCAACATCTGACGAAGCACACAAAATATATTGACTGGAATTTTGATGCCAATGAAGACTTGAAGGAGTTAGATTGGGTCTATTGTATTTTGTACCAGATGAAACCAGAGCATCTAGCCAACTTCCCCCAGAAACGGTGTTGTTGCTGGAATCAATAGTAGCCACTTTTACGGAAAGGCGATAGTCATTGCCTTCATTAGCTTGGTTGTTGTAAGGACCCATGTGAACCATCATGAGATGAGATCCATCGTCTGCAATGTCAAAACTTGGGCTTTCTATAGAGTTAAGAGCATCGTAAAAAACAAAGCCGCGCGTAGCACTACTTCCAGCATTACCAAGATTAGTCGTATGCGTCCAAGCTACGGTGTTGTTGCCAGCGTCTAACGTACCTACCGCAACCGCAATACCGCCATAATTGCCAACACCCTTCCAGCCACCATAATCATAAACAGCAATAAACCTGTCTATGTTGGCGTTGTACTTTACGTTGCAATTATTCATTGGTCCTGAAGAGTTAAACGCAGCGGGTGTGCCGTGAGTCATTGTTCCATCTGCAGCAACAGCAGAAACCACATACCTTGCATTCGCAGCACTTGTTCCAGCACGATATTTGTAAATTGTTACGTGTCTACGGTCTGCAACAGTACCTGAATCTTTATATGCTGACGAACCAGCATGACCATCATATTGAACGCCATACTGCTCCAGTAATAATGCGCTAAATGTGCTGACTACAACGTCATAGTCTGCAAGTGGATAACTAGGCGTTTGATCTACCGTTCCATCATTGTTTAGAAATACTGCCGCTCTAGCGGCAACAGTAGCATTCGTAACATATGATTGCCGACTGTCTGATCCAGCAACAGTAGCCCAAGACGCATCTGTTCCATCTGATTGAAGCAGAGTATTTGCACCACCGATAGCCAGAGGCGTAGACACACCAGAACTATTACCAACATCAATGGAGCCGCGTGTCAAGGCGCGTGTAACAGTGCCTGTAGCAGTCAAGTTACGGATCGCAGTAACGTCCTTATTACCGTCAGCAGTAAGAACTTTATTGGCTTCTGTAGTGCCGTTGGCTGAAGCCTTATCCGTCAGGTTGAGGTCCGCGATAGACGCACCAATACCTGAGATAATTCCAGAGCCTTTGCTGCCGATATATCCTGCCATCTTGTAATCTCCTAAGTAGGCTTAGTGGGCCATGTGACGCTGTTTGGAAACCCAGACTGCGCTGGTACATCACGCAACCCCTGTCTGTACGTTGTCCACGCGCTTGCCATTGTTACGTCAGAATTAGCCATCCAATCACATTCTGCTAGTCTCTTATCACGTTCTTCGCGCACAGACGCCGCCGCGCGAGTATCTGCCCCCGCAGCCCATGCCGCCTCTTCCGCATCCCGTGCAGTTTCTTCATCAGCAGTAAACTGCACCATGTTGCCATTAACGTTGTGGTATCGTGGCATTTTATTCTCCTATGAGTTTACTATTCCGTACATATTAATTGTTCCTGATGCTATGTTGCCAGAATTGTACAGAAATCTAACTGCATCTACATCTGCGCTAGAGGTTCGCTGCCCACCAGTAACAAGATTAACAATGTCTCCATTGCTGTGAAAAAAGAATGATTGACCTGCCACTCTTGTTGGTAACGCTATATGTGGGCTGTAGATAAACATATGCCCACTGCAACCACCTTCTTCTCCTGATGCAGTTCCTTGACTAGCACTGACATTTATGTTTGCACTTGTTGCGTCAAATCCTTGAAACGCTGCACCAGCACGGTAGCCGAAGTATTGAACAACATAGTCACTAGAACCAGTATCATAATTAGAGCCACCATCAGTACTCGTCAGTAAAAGCAATGACTTTGCATCTGTCGCAGAAACTACGTTTAAAAATGTAAATAAATAACTGTCATACTTAGAGGAATCAAAACCTGTAAAACTAATAGTAGCAGTATCACTAGCATCAGTAGAAGCTATGAACTCCAACCCACCACCAATCTTAGTACCCATATAGGTAGCAAGCCTAGACATGGTAGCTTTACGATTGGTCCCACCCGCACCGTCATCCACAACCATCAAGTCAGCATCGACCAACGCTGCTCCAATATCAGTACCGCCATCAATATCCAGATCAGCAATGTTTATACTGCCATCAGGAAACGTAGGAGTACCCGCAAACGTCACACCCGTTGTACCTGTTGGTATCGACATTACTGTAGCGTCTGCATCGTTCTTAATAGTTACGTCTGATGTAGAACCCTGACCCGTAAGCACCAAACCATCAGCCGCAGCATAGCCCATAGCGGCGGCATCACCCGCAGACGTATCGCCCGTGGGCAAGAATGTTCCGCCGCTTGCAGTAACGTCACCCGTAAATGTCTGTGCTGATACATCAAATGTGCTATAAGAAATAATCTCTAACGTGTCGTTAGCAACCGCAGCAACCGCCAGCACAACGTCTGAGCTATTGGTCGCGGTAAAATCAGCAGGTGCAAGTTTCACACCGTTCATATAAACATCTACATATCCGGGTGTATATCCACTTGTGGGGAAGCTGGTTTGCCCAGCCGTTGCCGTAAATGAATCACGTTTCTGTGTAGCCTGCGGGACTGCGCCCGTGCCGATATATCCAGCCATTAGGTGATCTCCAAGACCGATAATACAGTATCTACGCTGCTACCCGTGTCTGATATTACTTTAACAACATCAGCAGCTTCTAAGATAATTTTCCCATCCAGCACAGACAGCGCCCCTTGTGCGGGTATCGGTGCGTTTTTAACAATGTAATAATCTGTACCGCTTCTGGTAATGTAGGCACTTACCTTAATTTGGCTTGTGAGAATGTTAGCGAGGTTAATACCCACCGCAACCGTCTGTGTGCTTGACGGCACTGTGCGTACAGTAGCCGCAGAGGTTCCCGTTGCACTCGCCAAATAACTCTTGAATGTATTAGCCATCGTTTATCCTAACGCTATGCTTAATGCCAAAACGTCACCAATTGAAGGCGCTGC